TCCAACCCAGCCCAATACATGTCAACATCGGTCATTGCGAACGCAGCCATCAGAGCCTCCCGATGGGGATAGTGAGATGCAAAGTGGCGTTCAAACGGCGAGAGTTACCGCCGACAGCGTCGCCGACAACAAACGGTTTCGACGCTGACCGTACAACAAACCCGCCGGTCAACCCGCCCAACGTACGGTTCTTCTGCAAAGCGTCAATGACCGATCTCGACGCCCCAGCACCAGACGACAACAAGCTGTCCATCCGTTCAGTCGCAGCTCGATCAGATGACATCGGCACCGACAACTCAACCGACAGATACAGCAGGGCGGTACCGCCACGGAACGCCTCGTAATAGTCGATACCTTCATCATCGATGTGAACAACCGCAACGTCAGCGTCGCCGGCCGGGATCGTGTCCGGGTCGTACGCGTATGGACGCAACCCGGTGACACCAGCCAACGTTTCAGCGACCGCCTGGCGGACAGTGGTGATGTTCACGACATCCCGCCGATAGCGATCATCGCCCCGCCACGCCGATACGGGGCCAGAAGCCGTTCTGCTTGCGGCATCGACCTGATTGTCATCGGACCGAACTCGGTCATCTGCACACCAGTCGGAGAAGCTTTCTGCGACCACAACCAGGCAGCCCCGATCAGCGTCGCTTGACGCACCGCTTCGGGTACCGCCGGCCAACCCCATTGTGCGGTGATCTGAACGGTGGGACGCCCCCATTCGGACGCAGTCCACGTTTCCCCGTTGATCAACCGGACACGGGTGTACGGCCAGCCGGTTTCGCCGGTCGGGCCGAGCCCGTTGATCGGCTCGAGCAGCCAATCGGTCGACGGGATCGTCGTTTCGTACACGCCGTCATTGTCGGTGTCGCTCAGCACCGTCATCCCTACCGACGTAGCGATCGGGGATTGAGCGAGATACAACACCAGTTCGTTGTCGGGGACGAACACACGGGTAGCGGTGACTGCTGTGAACAGTTGCCCACAATGGGCTTCCACAGCGCTTTCAGCGGCGTTCAACGTCGCCGACAACGTGCCGTCATCCCAACTGTCATCGATCGACAGCCAGGAACGCAGATCGGCGAGGGTGGCGTATGCCATCAGCCCTTCTTGCGGGCGGCAGGAACAGGGTTGGGAGCGGCTTCAGCGAGGCCGGCGGCGATCAGATCCGCGGCTTCAGAGTCGGGAACGTCGATCGTTCCGCCGACGGCAGGCCAGTCGACACCGTTGCGGGTGCCGGTGATGTTTGCGGTCATGGTGATGAGCATCGGAGTCCTCCAACGGGTCGTTGTGAAAGCGCGGGTGGCAGGCCGGTCCCGGCCCGGAAAGCCGGCCTGCCACCCGCTTATCATGCGGCGTTGCCGATGAAGTGCTTGACCGCGCCGGTCGTGTCGACCAGGGCGCCGTCAGCCCGGAGAATCGCCCGGAACGTCACCAGATCGGTGTTGAAGGCATAGTCGTCGGACCGTTCGAAACGGACACCGTTGACCATGCGAACGAAGTAGGTCGACATGTCGCCGAACAGCACGCTCTTCGCGGACAGTGCGACAGCAGCGACGTTCGGGTCGGTGTACAACCGCTTTCCGAGAAGCGTTTCGGGTGCGCCGACCTGCATCGACGGCTGCCACAGGTACTGGTTGCTGGAGTCCTTCAGCTTGCGGACACTGGCAACGGTCGCGTCGCGCATCAGCCACGCACACGAAGACGACGCCCGATACGGAGCGATGACGCTGTAGAACAGGTCGATCAGGTTGTCGGCGGTGAACGCGCCAGTCACACCAGCCCCGCCGGTCACACCGGCAGTCGAACCGGTCACGATGCCGGAAGGCTGCGACGATCCGGTGCCGGTCACGGCGTGCGCCCCGAAAGCGTTACCGAGGCTCCGACCGCAGTCACGGGCGAGGTAGCCGAGAAGATCGACAGCGGTGTCCTCGACAAGTTCGCGCGACACCTGAACGAGCCGCCCGTACTTGTAGGAGCCGAGGGTGACCTGACCGAACGTCGAGTCCGACGCCGAGATCGCAGCGTTCTCAGCCGTAATCGCTGAAACGGTGCCGTGTGCGGTGGTCTTCGGCACCTGAAGGTTCTCACCGGAGCTGGTGCGAAGCACCGTCGGACCAGCCGACATGATGCCCGACACTTCGATCATGTGCTCAACGAGCCGATCATAGAACGAGGTAGGCACGGTGTAACCGCCAGCGCCGCTGCTCCCCTTGACCTGCACGCGCTGTTCGGAACCGTTCACCGTCAGGGTGCGGGTTTCGCCTCGCAGGAACGCCCGGACACGGGCTTCTTCCGAATTGTCAACCTGCGGTTCGTCAGACGCTGCGGCAGCGAGATGCGACATGCGCCGCTCAATGTCGTTCATCGACGCGGCACGCTGCGAACGTTCCAGATCGGCTTCGATCCGCTGCATCAGCCCGTCAACGTCAGCGTTGATACGAGCTTCGGTCGCCTGCTCCTCGGCGGTCAGGTCACGGCCCTCGGCCGCGTCGTAAAGCGCTTGGAGCTGATCTGCGGCGCTTCGGTACTGGACCCAAAGATCACGGGTGGTCATCGCGAGTTTCCAATCTCGGGCCGGGAGACTTGGACAGAATGTCGGCCTTCGACGGGCAACTACCTCGTCGCGTTCCTCGCCGCCAAGATCCTCACCGAACGGTTCTGGCGGCGGACGCTGCTAGCCGGCTGGCTGTCCGACACCCCGACGAGATCGCCTTGCGGGTCGCCGTCGATAATACCACCCAACTGGTTGGCTGCCGCAGCAGCGAACACGTCAGCGACCGGCAACCCTCGAGCTTCGGCCAATGACCGCAACGCCACCTGCCCGACCGTTTCCGTAGCCGGATACGCAGGGATCGTCGCCGGGCCGACATCGTAAACCCTGGCGCCGGACACCAGTTCACGCAACGGGTAGCCCTGCTCAGTTTTCGACCACTGTTCCCCCGCCCCGCCGGCCGGGGCGACAAACGAGAACGAACTGCCACGCAACACGCCACGGTCGACAAGCCGGGCGATACGGTCAGCGACCGGATCGCCAACATCGAGCAGCATCCGATACGCCAGACCAACAGAATCGGACTCGAGTTCCAACCCGGCGCCGGTGCGGGCGACCACAGCGGACATGTCATGGTTCGGGGCGCCGACAACATCGAGTTTCGGTGCCGCCAAAGCGTCATCGAAGAACGTCGACCGGACCGTTTCAACGAACCCGCCAAGGTTGTGGGAACGGGTGCCGTACACGGCGGCATAACCGGTCAGCCAACGATCCCCAGTTGAACGGGTGTCGATACGCAGCTCCGCGAACTTCGCGGGAAGGGTGCGAGATTCCATCCAAGTTCCTTTCAGATCAAACCGCCGACGGCGGAACACTCGAAGTAGTCACCTTCATGGCGGCGACAGGCAACGACGACTCGTAACCAGGGGCATCAGCGATCGGCCCCAACTCGTCCTTGGCGCGCACCTCGTCAATGGTCCGCTGCCCGGACTTCAACTGCATTTCAGCGATCTCAGTACGAGTTTTCGAATCGGTACGCAACATCGCGTCAGCGTTGAACTTCACGTACGTCGGTTTCGGCATCACCCGGCTGATCGCACGTTCAAGTTTCGTGTAAACCGGCATCAACGCCCGCAAATCAAGAGTCTGCTGATGGGTTTCAAGGTTCGCGTACGTCAACGAATCGCCAAGGTTCCCGCCGATCAATTCCGGCGGGATATGAAACGCGTTTGCAATGTCGTTAGCGACACGTCGTTTCGTCAATTCCAACCCGGCGCCAGACGGATCAGATTGGATCGCCTGGTAATGAGCGATTTTCGCCAACGCAACCGGCCGGCGAGCTTTCGTTTTGCGAACAAACCGGCTGATGATCTCATCAGCTTGTTCTTCTGACAACGCAGGCACATCAACGCTCAACACCCCAGACGGATGAGCGCCACCAGCGAACCAGTCATGTTCGTACATCAACGACTCAAGACCGATAGCGATCGAAGTTTTCAGATCTTTGATCGGTGAACGACCACGAATAGCGCCAGGCAACAACACCCCATGCTTGATGTGCATCACCGTCGAAGACGGCACCATCTCATCGTTGATCGTGTACAACAACCCGCCGTCCTCGCGGCGTTCAATGTTCACACGTCGAGGATCAACCCATTCGATAGCGGCAGGCCAACCGTTAGACCCGGTACGGGTTGTCACCCCGATCGCTTCGCCATGCAACAACATCGACGCGCACGCCACATACCGCCATTCGTCAGCAGACCACACGTCAGACGGGTTCGAAACCAGTTGACCGTCAGGGATCTGTTCACGCATGTCACCAACATGACGGTAACTACGCAACGGCATCGCCGAAATCTGCCCGGCGATCAGATCAACAGCGGCGAGCAGCGACGGAAACCCGATCGCAGCCTCAACCCCAACGTTCTTTACAACGTTGCCGTCATCCCAAACACCGCCAGAACCCCACACCTGCTGATATGAGATGCTCCGGTTATCGGCGCCAGCGAGTCGATCGCCCCATTCGCGTAGAAACCCCATGATCACTCCCCTGGCCCGGCTGACGCCAACGCCCACAAAGCCCACAGCACAGCCATCACCCCGACAGTCACACGGAACGTGATCTCACCGATGTCATATGCGAGCCACAACGCCAACGCGCACGCCACCATCGCACGAACCCAAACAGGCAAAATCACAGTCACCACACAGCCATCAAAGGATCAACGGTCTCATTTTTCAAACGTCGACCAACATGAAATCCCAAAGTCAAAGCGACAAGAGGACAAATATCGATCTGCGAGTTCTTTCTCGACCAGCGAGATACACCATCACCATAAATCGCTCGACGCGCCCCAGCCATAGCCGCCCACATGGCGTCGTAATCGATGTCAGCGCACCGCCACCGCAAATCACCCGCCTCGATCGACGCCAAGAACCCGGCGAACGCTTCCCCCGAGTCTTTCGTACCGAACTCGGTCCATGACCCCAACGAACGCAACTGGACAGCAGGACCAGACGGATCCAACGCCCACAACGACTGCGGGAACCTCGCCTCAAGCTCGGCGCGCCGGTCCATCACCCAATCAGTGCCCTGCCGATGGTCAACGATTTCAAGATGCAACAGTCCGTCAGCCCGCCAACCGGCCATCACCACACACGACGAACGACCATTCGGAGATACGTCGACAACGAACCCGACACGACCCGTAGGGGCGCTCCCAGGGTCCGCCAACGCCGCCCACGCCCCACTATCGATCTCAGCGTTCCCGCCAGCCGAAACAGGCATATCGGGGATCCCTAGCCGTTCCCGCCGGAACTCGCCGTCAGGCATCGATTCACGTTCGATGCTGATCCGGTCGGCGAACAGCCGGTAACCAAGCGACGGGTTAGCTTGCGCCCACGTCGCAACATCATCCGGGTCGTTATCCGGGTCGGCGGACCATTCGAAGTAGGCGAGACTGTCACCTTTGCCGGCCAACGCCCGTTCACGAACCTTGTGGAGCTGTTCCGAAGTTGCCATCGGCGCAGACGACGCATACCAGAGCTGCGGGTTCGGTCGGGCCGACAACGTCGGCAACAACGCACCGATCGCCTGGGCTCCAAGCTCGTACGCCTCGTCAAGGATCACCAAATCGCCGGAAAACCCTCGCCCAGACCCCTTCGACCGGGCAATGAACCGCAACCTGGCGCCATTACGCAGCTCGATGCCCTGTTCGCCGTTAGCTCGAGCTACCCGCAACACCTGGCGACGTAAATCGTCGCAATTTTCGATCAAATGTTGGATACGGATGAACGCTTCGCCAGCAGTTTTGAACTCATGAGCAGAATGCAAGATCAACTGTTCGCCAAACAGCACTAAACCGGCAAGTTCCCGAGCCTCGAGCACCGAACCTTTGCCGTTCTGGCGAGGGCAAACCAACGCAACTTCCATCGCTGACCAGCGCAAATCGCCAGGATGATGCGGATCAGGCCGTTCCGACAACGACACGTCAAGAACATGTTGCTGCCACGGATCCAACATCAAACCGGCAGAAGCGGCCAGCTCAACCGCTTCACGGCCCGCTGTGGACACGATTTCAGCCGGAAGATGCCTCAATCGCGGCTGTTGCACGCCTTGCAGCGCGACGGGAACGGAGATCGTCACTGACACTCACCTCCCCGGCAGGGAGAGTTTCAAGTTCGGACAGCACCTCACGGAACTGTTTCGCCAACGCCGGCCGTTGAGCGGCGTCGACCTCGTCAATTGACGCCGCCAGGATCTGCCGCAACGATTCCAACGTCGCCCGACGATCACCTGACGCAGCGACATCATGCAAGCTCAAAGCCGTCTGACCCCGCTCATCAACCGTCCCCCAGCCGGCGTTGGGACACGCCGGCGTCGCCTGGTCGGGTCGCCGGTAGACAAGTTGCAACGCGCACACCACACTGTCAGCTCCGACACCGGAGCTTCATGCGGTCGGGTCAAATGTCTGGTGCCGAACAGATGATGAACGTGGGAACATTCGCCGCACCCTCGTTCCGAACAACGATCATGCGTCGGGGTGAAGCACCGCTGGCAGATATGCCCGTCTCGAGCGAGCACCTGGGCGCGTTTCACCCTCCATTGGCTGGTTGAGCCGTTAACCCACGGCAACTGGCGCGCACCTCCCGTTCATGCTATGAAGGGTAGCGCAGTTCGGTCCTGTTTATGCAGTGACCAGACCGGTGACCACAGTCAGTGAGATTCTGTGTGGTTGCCACCGGGTTTTATGCAGCCGGCGCCGCCGGGTTCTATGCATAAATTGACCGGACCGCCGCCCGAATATGCAGGCGTTGGTATACCC